ATCTGCCAAGAGAAGGGTTCTTTTTATTGCTGTATTTGTATTCCCAATTGTTACTGCCTGTCTAGGTAAACAGAAAAGCCTTGGAGGATGGCTTCGGTTGCACCAAATCCTCTTTCTGAGACAACTTTCCCATGTGTTGTTTTAAACTTTAAAACAGCAGCAGACCTTTCTGGATGAGGAGGTAGTGGCAAAAGGATAAATATGTTTTGTTGCCAGGAGACAAAAAAAAAAACAACCCAGAATTCTAGAGGTCACATATTTCAAATGGCCACTCCAGACTTCAAAGTCCAGACTGTTTACCTAACCAGCAAGGATTGTGAAAAAAAAAAATTCCCTTGATCACACCCCAGTTTAGAGTTTATGCCTTCAATAGCATTGTCTTTGATTACAAAAGGCCATGATATGTGTACAAATATGGATAATTATGGCATGCATTAACCAGACAGTGAATCATAATAGCAAAACAAATCTCTAACATGTGTGGATACTCTAAGCCTCACATGTGTTTTTTGTAAATAACAGCCAAACACATGGTTTTCTCAAGAAGTAAAAATAGGAAACAATTCCAAATGTCATAGTAAACAAAAACTGAAAAACAAAAACAAGAAAAATCACATCCACAACTGAGTTTTCCTTCCGTCTAAGTTGCTACTAATGAGTTTTTAAAAATATTTATTGGAATATAGTTGTGTTACCAATAAATTTTATTTATTTATTTTACTTCATGGGACAATTCTAACAGAGCTATTGGTTACTGACAGAGAAGAAGGTAAGCAAGAGGAAAGCAATTTTGTTCCAAAACTATACTATTTAACCCAAATAGTGGTACTACTGAATTTCCTTTTTCAGATTTTATTCTTCTAAGTCCCAATTCATATAAATGCCAATGAAAGGAAAATCTTCATTTAAATCAGAGCCACTCAAATAAAGGTCCTCTCTTTTTATTTCATAAAAGATTTAGCAGTGAGAACTCACCTGGCTTCTCCCAGAAGACTATTCGATCTTCCGTATCGGACTCTTCGATGACGGGACGGGACTACTCTCCAACGAGGCTAATTCATGTCTCGCTACTGGACTCGAAATGGTATCGGCAAGAAACCTGATACCGACACAAACAATCGATGGCGACGCCCTCGATCCATCCGACTAGGAAAAAAACCATGCGATCACAACATGCTTTCTCGAACGTACCGCGCGCGGATATTCCGCGCTCATCCTTCAATCTATCGCATGGTCTAAAAACCACCTTCGACGTCGACGGACTCGTTCCGATCCTCGTCGAAGATATCATTCCGGGAGACACCTGGAATCTGCGTGCCAGCTTCTTTATGAGGCTGGCTACGCCTATACATCCAATCATGGATAACATGTACGTCGAAACCTTCTGGTTCTTCGTACCGTACCGCACCCTGTGGACTAACTTCGAAAGGTTCCACGGTGCACAAGACGATCCCGGCGATAGCATCGACTTCACCATCCCCGTATTAGCAGACGCGACGGCGGTCGTCGTCCAATCTCAACTTGATTACTTCGGGGTTCCTCTCGGGCTCGTCCCTAACACAACAAACGTCTCGGCACTCCCGTCCAGGGCGTACGTAAAAATTTACAACGACTGGTTCCGAGACGAAAACTTACAAGACTCCGAAACGCTTAACCTGGGCAACGGCCCTGACGCCATCGGCGCTGCGTTCGGTGTCGATCTCTACCCACGCGGAAAACGCTTTGATTACTTCACAAGCTGTTTAACTTCTCCGCAAAAAGGCGCAGCCGTATCCATGCCGCTCGGCACTTCTGCACCAGTCGTAGACGACTTGACGCAAGTCAAATGGTCAGGAAGCTCAGGTGGGGCCGGCGTCGCCGCAACAATCCTTGGCAGTCCCTTCGAATTAATCGCCGCCGGCGAAGGCGCGGCCGGATTATATTTCGGGGACAACACCGGCTTAAAAGCCGATCTAGCGAGTGCACTCGCTCCAACAATTAACGACATACGCCTGGCATTTCAAACGCAACGCTTACTCGAGCGGGACGCTCGGGCAGGAACTAGGTATGTCGAATCACTAAAAGCTCACTGGGGAGTCACCTCACCAGACCACAGACTGCAACGCGCCGAATTTCTCGGCGGCGGATCTACTGCATTAAATGTAACGCCAGTCGCACAAACATCTGGGCAACCTGTACCAGCAGCCGAAGACATGCTCGGCAATCTAGCCGGATTCGGTACCGCATCCGGCACACACTCATTCTCCAAATCATTCGTCGAACACGGCGTCCTAATGGGACTCTGTAACGTCCGTGGCGACATAACTTACTCGCAAGGACTTGGCCGCTATTGGTCAAAGTCCACACGCTACGACTTCTTCTATCCGGTGCTCTCACAAATCGGCGAGCAAAGCGTGCTGAACAAAGAAATATGGCACGATGGAACCGCAAACGACGACCTCGTTTTCGGCTACCAAGAACGCTACGCCGAATACAGGCGGGGCAACTCACGACTAACGGGGTTATTCCGGGTCGATGCTCCCGCCAGTCTCGCCTCCTGGCACCTATCCGAAGATTTCGGATCACTTCCAACTCTCGGATCAACCTTCATTAAAGCAAACACTCGCGTACCGCTCGATAGAGCGATCGCACTCTCAACGGAACCGCATTTTATTGCGGATTTCTACTTCAACATCAAAGCAGCCCGGCCAATGCCGCTTTACGGCGTACCGGGCAACCTCGACAGACTCTAATGCCATTACCTGCAATCATCCCCGCTCTCGCGGGACCAATAGCCGGCTTAGCCGGGTCAATCTTTGGCGGCAGAACGTCCGCTAAAGGACAAGCAGAAGCTAACGCCGCCAATGAACGCATCGCCCGCGAAAATCGCGGGTTTCAAGAACGCATGTCAAACACGGCAATTCAACGCCGCATGGCGGATCTAAAAGCTGCAGGCTTAAACCCAATACTTGCCGGAAAATATGACGCATCCACACCGGCAGGTGCAATGGCAACACATCAAAATGTCGGAGCTGCACGAGTCGAAGGCGGCTCAAAAGGGGCCGCCGCAGCACTCGGCATAGCTACCGTCAAACAACAACTCTCGAACATGGAGGCATCACGACAAACAGAACTGTCTCGCAACGTACTCGTCCAGGCACAAACAAAAGCGCTTGGCGGAGTCTCCGAGCTCGGAGATCTCGCACAAAAAGGCATTCAATGGCTACGCGCTCAAGGATTCGAACCGGGCGATAAAGATATCGACTACGGGAATCTAAAAAAAGAACTGGGCGAACAGATCAACAGGTGGGCGGAAAAAACGCGCTCCACCGCAAAAAGCAACGCGAACGCAATCACTGAGGCGCTCGCGGAAATAAAATACTTCTTAACCACAACGCGCTCGCAACGCGAACGCGAACGCATACCGGAGACAAACTAAAATGGGCATGCAAGCATATAAGCAACCTACGTACACAGATGGTCGGACAAAACAGTCTTTCAAAGACGAAACCGACATCAACAAAATTTTACAACGTGCACAGAAAACAGGCACGATCTCACACATCAATCAATTCGAAGCGCACTATGGCGACTTCGCTGACTTCGACTTCTTCGAAGCAACAATGCAACTGACAAAAGGGCGAGAAATATTCGACGCCCTACCCAGCGAAATTCGCAATGAATTTTCGCAATCGCCAGCACAATTCTTTGACTATGTCAATGATCCAGCGAATAAGGACGATCTACTCAAAAAACTACCGGGACTCGCGGCGCCTGGGCGCCAAAATATCGACGTCACTCAAAGGTCGGAGAACGCCGACCTAAGCCCGGATGTACCGGGCGATCCACCAGCACCCCCTATTGAAACAAAGGGTGCACCCACAAATGAGCCTGAAAAGGCTCCTGAGCCGCCTGTGGCGGCTCCTGCTCCACTGGGAGCAGAATAGTTCCGTTCCTACTTGATACGGAACTGGCCAGGTGACACCACCTGGCCAAAAAAAACCGGCCAAAGGCCGGAAACTCGAGCGAAGCTCGAAAAAAGACCTTCAGGGGTGGGCCGACCCTCTGCGCGGGATCGCGCAGCACCCCCGCGCTACGCAAAGGACCACCCCTAGGGTCTAAAAAAAAAAAAAACACAACATCTGGTATCTCTGATACCATTCCCTCAAAGGTGAGGGACCAAGGGAGTTTGAAAATCATTAAACAAATCAAAAGGGTGGTGTTATTCCTCTTCACCACACTCACGATGGGCTGCTCCGTCACGTCCCTGCAATGCGGGACTGATGGGGACAGCTCATTCGTCAATCTCAACACAACTCCGAAGGTGCTCAGTCAAAATGCCCGTAACATGGGCCAGCTGTGCTCCTTCGCTTACGAGGTAGAAGTCAATGCGCCGACGCAAAATGAGTAGAAAAAAGTCCCGGAAAAATTTCGCAAGAAATTCCGGAACACATCCTAAAAACTTCCGAACAGGCTCACAACGTGGCGGCATTCGCCTGTAACTGATGTGCCCTGCTACTCTCCCTTAAAAGGATATAAGGACCCTATCAGTGGCGGACTCGTCTTCTACAAAACATCCACAAAAATGGAAGTACCTTGTGGCCAGTGTCTTGGCTGCCGTCTTGATCGGACTCTCATGTGGGCTATGCGAATCGTCCACGAGGCAAGTCTGCATCTCGATCAGCACGGCAATAGCTGGATTACTCTCACGTACCGAGACAAATCCGAATGTACCCTTGAACAACTCGCAAACGGGCATTACGTCCCCGACGACTATTCACTCAACAAAAAACACTTCCAAAAATTCATCAAACGGCTCCGAAAACATTTCAAGAAACAAAAAATTCGCTACTTTCATTGTGGCGAATACGGAGACGAAACGCTTAGGCCTCATTACCACGCCTGTCTCTTCAACTGCACTTTCGACGATCTCACCGTCTTCAAAACAGAGCAAGGCATCACTTCATACTCTTCGCCGACCATGGACAATCTGTGGCCGTATGGGTTCTCAACAATCGGCGAACTTAACTTCGACACAGCCGCGTACACCGCCGGCTACATCCTCAAAAAAATTACAGGCCATTTGGCTATGGACGCCTACCTTAGAAGCGACGAATATGGCGTCGCGTACTGGGTCGTCCCTCCCTACATTACAATGTCCTTAAAGCCCGGCATCGGCGCGGAATTCTATGAAAAATACCAAGATGACTTTTTCCCCGCTGACGAATCCCCGGTCCCCGGGAAGGGCATCATTAATAAAGTCCCGCGACACTACGAAAAAATGCTGGAACGGGAAAATCCGGAGCTACTCGCAGTGGTTAAAACTCTGCGCCAAGAATTCATTAAAGCGCACGGATCTGACTTCACACCGGAAAGGCTTAAAGCTAAATACGAGTGCCAAAAGGCACGTCAACAACGCAAAAAGAGGACACTATGAAACTTAACATCTACTCGATCTACGACACGGCATCCGGCCTCTACTCGAGGCCCGTCTTCGATACAGCAGACGCAGCAGCAACACGAGCGTTTGGCGATATCGCAAACGATCCTGAGCATCCTGTCGGACAACACCCAGAAGACTATTCGATCTTCCGTATCGGACTCTTCGATGACGGGACGGGACTACTCTCCAACGAGGCTAATTCATGTCTCGCTACTGGACTCGAAATGGTATCGGCAAGAAACCTGATACCGACACAA